TCATCCAGCCAACCAGGTATTGCCACCGATTCCAGGTCAACATAAACCGGCGCCGCCATCTCGGCGTCTTTGCTTTTGCGCTGCACAATCTCAATAGACTTGTCGCCCTTGGCGGGTATGACGCTGATCTCAATGTCCAAGGCTCCACGCCATGCGGATGAGCCTCGCGCACGGTGCTGGGCTTCCTCTGACACGCCTGTGTGGTGAACCAAGATGACGGTGCAGCCAAACTCCTGCATGAGCGCCGCGCAGGCGTCTAGCATGGTCTTGGCGTCTTGGGCGCTGTTTTCGTCACCTGCCATGAAACGGTGCAGGGTGTCTACCGTGATCACATCAGGCTTGATTTTGAGCGCCCGTATGGCCTCCACCACTTTCAGGTAGCCCTCGGCGGTGTTGAGGTCTACGCCCGACTTGCTAACCCACATATTCAGATTGCTGACGCTGTTATGGTGCTTCCAAGCTGCAATCCGTGAGCGCAGGCCGTGATGGCCTTCACCAGCCAAATACACCATGTTGCCGGGTCTGACCTTGTGACCAAACCAAGTGGCTTTGCCACTGGCAATGTGCAGCATCCAATCCAGCGTCACAAAGGTCTTACCGCCACCGCTGGGGCCATGCACCATGACCAAGGCCTTATCTTGAATCCAGTGCTTCACAAGCCATGAGATAGGCGCAGGCTGCGCTGAAAAGCCGTCGGCATGAATTAGGTAGTCTGTCACTGGTGCAGGCGGCTTGAGCAACAGAGCCAAGTCATGCCCCGCTTGGACGTAATCATTGGCGTCACCAAGGACGGGCGGTGTTGTCATGCGTACCCCATACTTGGCGCTGGCCTGCTCGGCATAGCGTTGCCCCACGCCACTGGCGTCATGGTCGGCCACTATGCAAATGTCCAGCGTCGGATGGCTTTCCTTTAGGATGCCCGTCACCGGCACTAGGTTGCTGGCGCTGTAAGCCACCGCGCAGGGCTGGCCTGTCACCTCCGCGATGGTGGCGGCTGTTGCAAAGCCCTCGGCAATGTAAAGCGTGGTGGCGTCATCTATGCTGCCGACCAGCCAGTACATTGAGCCGGTCTGTCCACCAGGGTGATACAGCTTGCCGCCAGTATGGTCAATGTACTGGATGCTGGAGAGTTCGCCGTCTGAGTTGTACAGCGGCACCATCAGCCTGCCGTCGCCCGTAATCCGTGCGCCATGCGTCTTAATGCCCTTGCGCTGAAGGTAAGGATGCTCTGCGCTTGCTGCCCCTGCCTGCGACCAGATAAGATCAACGGTGTTGGCAGCCACCTCACGCGCCTTCTTTACCTCGGCGTCCCGCTGGGTCTTAGCCTCCGCCAAGCGCCGAGACTGCGCCATTTCCTCCACCGGCGTCAGACTGCGGCCAATGTCTGCTTTCCAACTAGATTCAAACCCTGAGCGCCAGCAGCCAAAGCGCCCTGCCGGTACGCCATCACTGAAGACCACATACCAACCAGGCTTGTCGTGGCCTTTTTCACCCTTGGTGCCACTGTTAAAGCGGTGCAACTTGCCGTCAAGGTGGATCACATCCGGTGGCTTAAGACCTGCGCCAAGCATGGCGTCTTTCAACTGAATGTCAGGCGCATCAACATGCTTTTGAGAGGGCGGCGACCAAGAGCCACCGAGAATATTTGAGAGGTCTGCCATTTATTTATCATCTTTCGTCATAAAGTTGTTGACATCCTAGCACGAACTTGTGCTACACTGCAAACACGCTTCGAACTGAGTTACAGACGGAAGCGCAAACTAGGAGAGCCAAATGGCTATATCGTTGAAACGCACCAGCGGCCTTGCAGCCAACGGTGTCAAGCTGCTTGTCTACGGTCAAGCAGGGGCTGGCAAGACCAGCTTGATTAAGACTTTACCGCATCCAGTGGTGTTGTCAGCAGAGGGGGGCTTGCTGTCTTTACAGGACGCTGACCTGCCTTACATTGAGATCACCAGCATGGAAGACCTGCGTGAGGCTTACGCTTGGGTTATTGAATCCGAATACAAGTCAGTGGCTTTGGACAGCATCAGTGAGATCGCCGAGGTCTGTCTGAATCATGAGAAGAAGATCAACAAAGACCCTCGCGCTGCGTATGGTTCTATGGCCGAACAAATGAGTGACATCATTCGTGCCTTCCGCGATATACCTGGCCGTCACGTTCTGATGACCGCCAAACTGGAAAAGACGCAAGACGAGATGGGCCGGGTACTGTACAGCCCATCCATGCCGGGTAACAAGACCGGGCAGGCTTTGCCTTACTTCTTTGATGAAGTGCTGGCTTTGAGGGTGGAGAAGGATGCCGAGGGCGGCACTCAACGGGCGCTGATGTGCGACAGTGACGGCCTGTGGCTTGCGAAGGATCGGTCAGGCAAGTTGGGCGGCTGGGAAGCGCCTGACTTGGGCGAGATTATTGCCAAGATTGGCGGTGTGGCATGAGCAAGCCTTCAGTCGGACTTATCGCCATGTGGACAGGTGAACTGGTTGCCAACCTGGAACACATGAAGGAAATGGCAATCCATCAAATGGATGATGCTCAGTTGGATCAGTTTGCCAAATATGTCAATGAAGCGGGTTACTCGCTCGCGTCCATTGCAAAGTACGTCAAAGAATGTCAGGAAAACTCATGACTCTTGACGAAAACGAACTGGTTGACCCAAAGACCGCTACCGAAATTCTTAAAGTTGGCCCAAACATTCTATCAAGATGGCGTTATTTCGGTGATGACCGAATTCCGTTCGTGAAAATAGGAGGAAGAGTACGCTACAAGCGTAGTGACCTGCAAACTTACCTTAATCGAAGTAGTAAGTTGACTTTTGACGAACATCTTCAGCAAGCTGAAGCTGACCTTAAAAAGCATGAAGCAGATATGCAAACTTTTGAGGCTGAAGCAAAAAAAGCCAGTAACGAACGAAATGCGGAAGATCGTGAATTATGTCGTGGAGGGGGTTCTGTTGATGCTTTGCGTAAAGCGTATGCCGAAATGCAGCAAGCTGAAATAAATTACATGGAAGCACGGTCAGCCAAACGTAAAACTAAAGCAAAAATCAAGGGCATCAAATCTTTAATTGCAGATAACGAAACTTCACAATATGACCACTCTCTACCAACGCTGGCTTGACGCCAAAAAACTTGAAGCCGCTGCCGTGGCAGAGCGCCGTGAACTTGAAGACCTGATGGTTGAAACCTTTGCCATCCCTAAAGACTTGGATGGCACGGTCAACCATCAGGTTGATGGCTACAAGATCAAGATGGAAGGCCGAATCAATAAGAAAATTGACTCTGACAAACTCCAGATGTTGGCCGCTGAGGCCGGTCTGAGCGAACACTTGTCCAGCCTTTTTAGGTGGAAACCAGAAATCAATGCAAAGGCATGGGGTGCGGCTGCTGACGCTGTGACCGGGCCATTGCTTGGTGCCATTACGTCCACCCCTGGACGCCCCACTTTTACTATCACTAAGGAATAATCATGGCCTTTCTCGACGAAGAATTTACCCTCGACACTCTGCCGCAAGGCACTTCCAACTTTGAGCCACTGCCCGATGGCTGGTACAACGCGACTATTACGGGCGCTGAGATCAAGGCCACCAAGGCAGGTGACGGCAAGTACATTGCTGTCAAATACACCATCACCGGCCCGTCACATCAGGGGCGCGTAGTGTTTGGAAACTTGAACATCAAGAACGCCAGCACTAAAGCAGAGGAAATTGGCAGGCAGCAGCTTGGCGAGATTATGCGAGCCATTGGCTTGGCAAAAGTGACTGACACCGACCAACTGATCGGCGGCAACCTGGGCATCAAGCTGGTGGTCAAAACAGGCGAGTACGCAGGCAACGAGATCAAGGGCTACCGCGCACTGGGCGGCGTGACACCGGCTGCGGTTGCGCCGTTTAAACCTGTAGCGTCTAACGCTACACCGGCTAAGTCTGCTCCACCGTGGGCTAAGAAGTAAGCAAAAAAAGACCCCGCTTGTAACGGCGGGGTCAACCAACTTCAGGAGAACCAAACATGATCATACCCGAACCAGAAATCACCATAACTTCCCTGATTGATGAAGCCCATCAGGCACGGGCTGAGAAGCCCCGTGCCCATATGGGTTGCAGTACGCTGGGCCACCACTGTGAACGCTGGCTTTGGCTGTCGTTTCGCTGGGCGGTGGTTGAGAAGTTCCAAGGCCGAATCCTGCGACTGTTCCGGCGTGGCTTCAACGAGGAAGCGCAGATCATCAGCGACCTACGCGCCATTGGCATGAGCGTGAGTGGTACTCAGCGCCGGGTGAACTTTGGCAGTCACGTTAGCGGGAGCCTGGACGGTATCGGCAAGGGCGTACCCGGTGCGCCTAAGACGGAACACGTTTTGGAATTCAAAACCCACTCACTCAAGTCATTCAATGACCTTGAGAAGAATGGAGTGCAAAAGTCTAAGCCCCAGCATTTCACCCAATGTCAAGTGTACATGCACGGCACCGACCTGAAACGCGCCCTGTATGTGGCCGTGTGCAAAGACGACGACCGCATTTACACAGAGCGGCTGGAGTATGACCGGGAACACGCCATCAAGGCTATCGACAAGGGCCAGCGGCTGGCGCTTACTGACCGCCTGCCACCGCCGATAAGCGTTGATCCGACATGGTTTGAATGCAAAATGTGCGCCGGCCATGACTTTTGCCACGGTTCAAAGACCACTAAGCAGGTCAACTGCCGTACCTGCGCCCACATCACACCACTGTCTGATTCAACCTGGCACTGCGCCAAGTGGGACGCCATCGTGCCGACTGACGCGCAGATTACAGGCTGCGAGAGCCATGTCATCCATCCTGATTTGGTGCCTTGGAAGCGTTTGGAAGGGCCATCAGACTGGGTTGCAGTCTATGAGATCAATGGACAAGGCATTGCCAATGGTGAACCGGGCGAGGGGGTGTATGGCAGCAAGGAACTGTTAGCCAACACTGCCGCCTGCGTGGCTGCTGATCCGCAGGTCATGGCGTTGCGGAAAGAGTGGGATGGGAGAATTGTTTGATGCTTAAACAAATAAACACCTGCCCAAGTAAAAAGCCTTATTGGGTCTGCCTTAAATGCAATTGGGCGTGGCAATCATTGCAAGAGGCTAACCGCCATGTTTGTGGCAAAAACCCGCTAGTACAACCGGCGTTTCGGAGTTTTACCAAATGAAACTTATTGCAATACCCATGAAACTGACAGAAGCAATTGAATTTGTTAGGAATTTTCATAGGCACAACAAGCCACCAGTTGGAGGACTTTTTGCTGTTGGTGTTTCTGATGGTGAGCAATGTAAAGGTGTTGCAATTGTTTCAAGGCCAGTATCTAGATTTTTAGACGATGGGCGCACTGTTGAGGTTATTCGCTGTTGCGTGGTTGACGATGCGCCAAAAGGGGCTTGTTCTTTTTTATATGCACGGTGCTGGACTGCTGCTAAAGCATTGGGTTGGTCTAAGTTGATTACCTACACATTGCAAACCGAATCAGGCGCATCATTGCGAGGTGCTGGGTGGAAAGTTATCGCAGAACTAAATGGTTCAACGGGCAAAGGATGGCAAAACCGGCCCGGTAGAGAGTGGCAAGAAGTTACAGGGCAATCAAAATTTAGATGGGAGGCAACTAATGCTACGTGACTACCAAACCCGCACCATCAACCAGCTTTGAAATAACGTACAATCAAAACATGAAACCATACTACGTTTACGT